AAAAAATCCCTAGTGGTAGTTGCATGGTCTGCAATGATCACTAGGGAGTAATTAATGCTATTCAAATTTTCCATATGCTTCATTCGTGTAAGCATTCCGTACCGCTACATAGCCATACTGACCCGTATCTGTGTAATTTGCTATTCTATTCCTTCCTTACTTTCAAAATTTCGTCTCTGACCGTAGCTTGAATATAATACTTTAATTCATTTTCAATTGCTTCACGATCAGCTGCTGAAAGCCTAGTTTCGGTATCGGTTGGTTTAGCCGGTTGATTATCTACTGATTGATTTTCAGTCGTGACTAAGGCACCATCATCTCCGAAATTATACTGTGATCCCTCAATTTCTTGTTTTCCAGTTAGCATCCAGGCATTATCAGGATCGAAATAGTATTCCTTGCCATTAATTTTTTGCCAACCAGTCAGTGCTGCACCAAACGAACCATCATGATTAGTGTTGAAATAATACCAATGGTCATTAATCTTTTGCCAGTTAGTTAAGACATTACCAGAAGTATCTAGGTAGTACCATTTATTATCAACTTTTCGCCAAGCACTCTTAACTGGCAACCCATTTTCGTAGTATTGCCAAGTATCACCGTTATCTTGCCAACCATTGTTACTGCCACTTGGGTTTGCAATCTTTTGCCATGTTTCTTTGGTCAAGTAGAAGATGCTTCGGTCCATATCTCCACCGGTAAATTGCCATCCAGTTAGAGCACTGAACACGCCAGAACTAACACTCATATTTGGCAAAGTCCAACTATTCCAAGTCATTGATGCATACTTAGCTACCCAGACACCGCAGTATTGAGCACAGTTGGCAACCTGCCACAATGCTGATTCCTGTACATAAATTAAGGGCCATACTCCAGTAAGTCGATGTACTTCAGTTACGAAGCGCAAAGACCAGTTAGTATCGCTCCAAGAACTATTTTGATATGATTCCCAGTCAAGGATAAGAATTCCTTGACCAATATAGTTCTTGATGTTGTTAATGAAGTATTGTGCTTCGGCTTCCGGATTGCCACCGCCAGCATAGTGATATAACCCGCGCAATTTACCCAGTTGGCCGGCCAAATCCCATTGATGATTACATCGTGGATTTACGTAACTCGTTCCTTGAGTAGCTTTTACAATCACCCCATCGGCATGGCTATCTCGAATAATACTGTCTGAACTACCAGAATAAACATCTACTGTATACAATGCCATTGCTAGTTAGCCTCCTTCATTAAATCATTAGCGCGGTTGGGTGCGGTTTGAATGGCAACCTTAACTGGATCTTCAACAGTTAAACCAGTCAGATCAGATTTTTCATAAGCTGCTTGCACCGCTGACTCAATTGCTTTGACATCAACATTTTTAAAGCCTTGCTTATTCAAAGCATCTTGAACAATCGTTGTTGCTTGATTGAACTTAGCATCGCCTGTCATCTGTGCATTAACTAGTGAACTAACCGCAGTGTCAGCCACCTGCTCAATAAATGACCAAAGTTCCTTTGATTGTGCTGTTTTAGCGTGTAGTGCCCGTGCATGAATCAAATTTTTAGCATACGTCAACGCATAAAAAATAGCGGTTGAGACAACTGCTGTGATTACGTATTCCGGAATTACATTAATGATCGTGTTCATCCTTATTATTTCCTTTCTTATAATCATCACTTAACTTGTAAATATAAGGCTTAACCCAGCTAGGCAATGGTAATCCCATTTGCCCCCAGTTTTCCACAATAGATACTGCATAATATAATATGTAAAAGCTTATAAAAGTATCACCTGCTTTACTCATACCGTTAGCATCCAACATTGGATAGAGTGTCAGAATCACCAAGGTTAAAACCCCATGCTTGATTAATCCGGTAACTCCTTTAGTTGAGGTTGTCCGTTTTGTAACTAGACTCTTTGCAAACCCAGTAACAATATCAATGATGACCGCCCAAACAAACAACCAAATCAAAGGATTATCTTCCATACTCTGAAAATGCAAAAAATACATCTGATGATACGGAATTGATAATGCTGTTAACAACTGCAATGGCTACCTTCCCCCTTTTAGATGCAAATATAAATAACAGCCGCCCTTTCGTATTGTGTATTTCTTTGGCGACTATGTATTAGTTAATAATCCATTTTTGTTGATGTTACTTCAAACCAAGGTTCCCAATTGCTACCCGCATATATTCGGTATAATAATTTTCCACCAGCTCCAATTAATAATTGACTCTTTGTTTGATTACCATCACCCAGCTGGATGATCCAACCCCATTCAAGAGCCCCTCGAAAACTTTTTGGCCACGATGTTTCGTTGGCAGGAATTGGACCATTTCGCCAAAATCCGAAATTGTAAAAGCCTGAAGAAAGATGATCCAAATTTGGATTTTGAATTCCAACAAAATGACTTCCGTTGATAAAATTACTTAATTTGGCAAAATTTCCATTAATCTTGCCAGCCCATTGCCGGTTCTTATTAATTTGTTCTAAATTCATTCTGTACCTCCTAGTGTTGTACGATTACGCTTCCGCCACCGCCGATGTTTCCACCATACTTATCGGCATCAGTTGATGGGTTAGTATTAGCTCCATTCTGTGGATTTCCTGATTGCCCATCTGTTTGTGTCCCTGAACCAGAAGCAGCCGCATTTTGAGATGATGTGGTTGCTGTTGCTCCGCCAGGCCGAACGGTAATGACCGTTCCTTGGCCACCACCGCTAACATTTCCACCATATTTGTCGGCATCGGTTGTAGTAGCTGATCCATCATCTGGATTGATCGGATAGAGATCGGCATCACTACCAAATTGCGTAGTCATGTACCAACGTGCCCATGTGCCGTTGTTCTTAACACGAATGAATTCGTTACCGTCACTATCAACAAACATTTGCACAATCGGACTAGAACCGAAGGTTTTAAGCACGCCACCGGCGTTCTTGGACTCACTTGGTGCTCCAGGAACGTTAGCCGGAATAAGGTAAACTTTAGGTTCAGTAGCACTGTCAAGACTACCAGACCATTCAATTCCAGAATCAACTCCTGAAACGTAGTTATGCATTTCTTCAATAGTTGGAACTGCATTTTGCCGAATGAGTTGCGTATAAGTGTCAAGCTCAGTCTTCAGTGCTGTCGTAGCGTCCGAGATTTGGTCAAATCGGTTGGTAATGTTACCAATCTCTTTCATCTTTTGGTCAGCGTACGACTGAAGTTGAGCTACCGCTCGATCCATGTCAGTTTCAAATGGTTTAGCATTAATTCCCATTTCCACTAAATTAGGTAAAACGTTCAGCTGGATCCCAACAGTCGAAATCTTCTGTCCCTTACCATCATCAATGTAGAAGTACGTCCCCTCTGGATTCCATTGTCCTTCTACTTGGAACATACCTGCTGGCCAATAAAAATTTACTTTCCCCACTTGTTCGTTAGCACCCGGCAGGTCATAGGCAGCCCAACCAACGCCGGCAAATCGTTTACCATTTGGAGCAATTCCTTCAAAGCCGACATTATAGTTAGTTAGATCTTGAGGTAAGCCATGATGCCTAAATTGTAGGTTAACCGTTGCTAAACTGTCAGCTACTCGTCCTTGAAAGCGTGGTGTTAAGTTAACATAGGTTGTTGTGTCATTGTCATCGGTACCTTTATCAAGGTCCAAGACAACGTATTTATTATTTGCAGCCAATTGCTTTCCTCCTAGTTAAGATAAATTTTGACGTAACTTAAAAGCCGGTCTAACAATGCGTTAGCCGACTTAAAATTGCTATTTAGTTGTTCATAGTATAGTGGGTCAAGTACTAACCGCTCTGGCAACCAAAGAACTAAGTAGTCAGTGTCTTGATCTGTAATTTCATCTATTAATTCATGGGCATTATACACATCAACTAGTAGATTCAAATTTGATTGTAACTGCCTTGTCAGTTTAATCGTCCAAAGGTAAACCGAACGGTTTAACTTATTTCCCGGGTTATCTAATACTGGTATTTTCAGATTAAACTGTTCGTCAACATCCATAAAAGTATTACTAACAGCGTTCACTAAAAAGGCTATTTTATCGTAAACTTGCTGCGTGTAATTCGTGTACGTTGAGATCAATTCACTATTTGTTGGAATGTCCTGATACGCTGTCCAAATCATGAGTGCTCACCAGCGTATACCGTATGCCATTTAGTCCAAGTTCCTGCTGAGTATCCTCTGGTGTAGACAGCACCAGTCTGCATATCAATAATTTGTTGTGTTGCATAGACACCGTTTAGCCAGCCAATCACCTGTAAGGAAAACAAATGTGTTTCAATACCGACAGCCGGTTTAGACCAAGGACCGTTCTTTGGAAGAATATTTGGCCCAACATAAAAATTATTTTCCGTGTAACTATTCAAATCATCATTGGCCGTAATTTCCTGAGTAGTAGTCATGGAACCTGGAATTCCTTTTAGTGAGACTTGTGGCACGTTATCAATATAAAGCATACTATTTCGGACTTCCACCTTCGGTGAATGACCATCCTTACCATTCTGACCGGATGGGCCCGGTTCACCTTTTTCGACCATTGCCCAATATTGGGTATCGGTTGGAGCAATTTTTCGATTAGACCGTACCACAACAAAAGTTTTTCCACCAAAATTAACTACATTTAAGACTTCATAGTCTTCATTAGGGTTATAATTACCCTTTAATTCAATGCTCGTTGACATCATTTCACCTCTTTCTATCCACCAATTGCAGTTCCACCACTAATAATTCCACCATCATCGTTTTTTAGCAAAGTCCAATCTTGCCAACTAATTGGATGGGCATCATTAGAGCCTGTAGTTTGACTACCATCTGACCGAAAACCGTAACGATAAAAAATGTGTGGCTTTTTGTTATAAGTCACACATTTAGAAATTTGAAAGCACGCTGTGGAATTACAGTACGTTGTGACGAATACCATCATCAGATCTGGCAAAGTTTCTCCACCGGTAAGTGACATCCATTTCCCAGTTAGTGATGGAATCCCCGTCGTATCTTTCAAAGATGAAAGTATGGTAACCGCGTCTTCATGCACCCCGTAAGTAAATTTTACTTGATCAAAGTTCTTATATGAATTGCTTTCATCAATCGCTAATACACCGGAATTACCACTACTACCGCTTGCGGCACTGGCAGCTGATAAAGCATCAGTTGCTTTTTTCATCGCCGCTGACGCTGCGTTTTGGGCCTGATTAGCAGTCTCAGCCAACGCCGCAATAGCCCTACTGTTACTAGCTACTCCAGCTTGAGCAGCTCGTGCAGCTGACATGGCATTGCCATCACTAGCAGGTGCAACACTCTGTACTTTAGTATCAACATAATTTTCAAGTTGACCCTTCAAATTATTAATAGTGGCTGAATCAATGGTTCCGTTTTGGCCATCTTTCCCAGCCTTAGCTAACAATTTCCAATGGCTGGTATCAGTTGGCACAATGTTTTGCGCATCTACAATACAAACATACGATGATCCGTTATATGTGACTTCATCTAAGTAAACATACGACTTATTAGCATCATAATCTCCAGTAAAATTCATTAAAACTCGGCCTAGATTTTCTGTTGCCATTAGGCACCTCCTACCGTCATTACTAAGTTACCGTTGTCTAAGCTAAAGTGACAGCTCTGTGCTACCTTAACCGCTACGGCATCAGCAATGGAACCATTTGATTGGTCGTCAACTTTTACAATTAGATTGCCAGTTAATGAATCAATTTGCACTCTCAGGTGCTGTTTAATTAATTCAGCAATTGCTTGGGTGGACAAACTAGCATCACCGCTAGTTGATGATGTCCCGTCTCTACCGTGTAGTGATTGTAACCATTCGGTCTGTGAACCAGTAAAGCCATTATCTACTGCAATTTCATAAGCTGATTTACCATCATGCCCAGCGGGTCCCGGTGTTAAAGAGATGTTCCGTAAGTCCTGTTTAGTAGCTAAATCAGGCTTATTCGTAACCTGCGTCCAGTCTAATGAAGTAACAGTTCCAGACGAACTAAACTGGCTTAAGCGACTATTTAATTCTGTTTCAGTAACCAATTCTGGCTTATTTAGAATGTTAGCCCATTCAATACTAGAAATTGTAGGACTAGTTTGTGAAAGATATGGCCGTAATAGCGGTGCAAGTTTAATTGCATCATCTTCAGTATATATTCTGCCCCACAAATTAAGTAGTAACTTATAAGTTATACCATTGTCACGCGAATATCCCATCCCCCAAGTTTGAGTCGTGGGGTCAAAAACTTTTTCCCAAAATAAATCTGTATATGTGCTATCGCTCATGAGTTGTCCTCTCCCTTGTTATAGGCAACATCATGCTGCTTCTTTATTTGTGTTTCATCAAAAGTCATATGTTTATCGTTATCATTATTGATTATTTGAGTAATGGACTGCGATTGCTTATCTAGACTACTTGCCATTCCTCGTAATCTAGTCGTTTGTTGTTCTAATGAACTCTTTATCTGACTGACACGCTGCGCCTGATAATCCAAAATAGTTTGTTTAGTCTTGTTAAGAGTTATTTGTGTATTTTGATTTCCTGATTTTGGGTAGTAATCATAGCCAACCGTTCTCCAGGAACCAGCATATTTTTTAACTCTTGCTTGAACTCTTACTATTTCACCAGGTTGTGGTAAAAAAGTATTTCCTTTTAATTCAACTTCTACAGTTAAATCAGGATTGGGATTTAGTTTAGTTAATCCTACTTTTCGCATTGATTCTGCATCGTGAAAGCGTTCATCAACAAAATCAGGTCCTGGTTGAACCCCCCATTCTTTAATGGATTGCTCATCTTCAAGAATAAATGGTTCAAAATAATATATCTCTTCAGTCGTAGAACCACTACTACCACTTGAACCTTCAGCAGCAATACCAGATTTAATAGTTTGCTGTGGATCAATCCATGTCCCGTCATTGCTAAAGGCATGATTAAAAGCTTCAGGGAAACTGTGTCTAGTAATACCAATGTGTAAATGATCAGTATCCCTGTGACCAATAACTTGACCAGTAGTTACCGTGTCTCCGACATTGACAATAATATTACTAGCACTACTAAAAGCTTCCTGATATTCAACGTTCAATCCAGAATCATCAGTGATAACTACATACCATTTAATTTCATTACCACGCCATTCTTTTTTGGTAACTTTGCCACCGTGAATAGCATGTACATCTGTACCCGGATGATCAACTGAGCCAAAATCAAGGCCGTCATGAAAGCCATTTGGACGAAATTCACCACCTGGTTGTACACCAAATAATTGACCGCCAGAAAACTTACCTTCACCAACGGACGGGAATGGCCATCCCCAACTTCCACCGCCAGAATTAGTATGTCCACCCCAAGCTTTTATTTGGTTCACACAACCAGCTAATGGCCGACCATATCTCCCAGGATTCTCATTAGCCAATTCCATTACAGCTGCTGCCGTGCCTTGTAAGTAAAGACGACCAATTGTCCCCTTACCGAAATCCTTATTCCATTGAGCCGTTAACTGTGGACTTGCATATGCTCCGTAACCTGTAGCAGGAGTAAAACTGTCACTATTAGCGAACTCCTTAATCCAGTTGCATACACGTGTTGCATCAGCATAAGGGTCGGTCAAGTGGTCTCCATAGTGATTTAGCCAACTAAATGAAGTTGGATTTCCTTCTTGCAAATCATATGCAAAGAACCATTCTGGACTTACTCCAGCGTTTTTTACTGTATCGTAAAGACGGTTAACATCAACACCCCAGGCACGAACTCGAACATCCTTAGACGCAAAATCGTTAATCATCTGTTGTTTGTTAACACCAAAGTCAGCATTAATTGTAGATTTTGCAAATCCTTCCACACTATCAACATTCCCTCCAGTTCCACTACTGGTTGAAATATTAATAGTGTGTTTACCACCTACACATCGAATTTGATTAATAATCGTTCGACTATCACGAGTAGTTTTTAACGAAGATAAGTCATGTGGAAAATCAAGAACTCGACCATTATCTTTAGCAAATTGTAATTCATCATAGACAATGATTTTTTTGTTATCTGGATAAATAACAATATTAGGCCATAGTTCAACAATTTTACTCAGCATATCCTTACCGCTACCACTTAAGTTTTCAATTTGTTTTTTCTCAAAATTACCATGAATTTCATAAGAGAAACCTAATTTATTGTTATCAATCCACTTTTTAAGGACATCTTCAACTGAATAGCTTGGGTATTCTGGTTCTTGACCATCTTTTTGCGAGCTTTGACTTTGCTCATTTAAATCGCTTCGAACATATAATCGGTTAATTTCGTTATAAATATGCCATGCCAGTATTTCTTTAGTACCTCGGTCAATATTTTCAACACAATTTTTTACTACGTATTCCTGACCATCAAGAAAAATATGAGTTTCATTATCAAGCTCATCGTACAATTCAGAGCCCAGATCAATAGCAGTGAAGTTAATTTGGTACGTAGAATTATTTTCCCATTGAATATGGAATGTCGGCCACAAAATGATCTTATTTATTGGCTCTTTCACATCCTCTTTATGAGGCGTCATTAATACTAAACCGATAAAATCATCCCCTAACCTAAATACATATATGGAAAGCTAAACGTGATATCTAAATCGCTTGCACCCGAAACTTCAATGTTATTAATTCCTGGTTTCAAAGTCAGATAACCGTAGTCCGTATTGGTGCTATCCAATTCATCATTTTTATAGGTATTAATACCGTTGAGAATCAGAGTATCTCTACTTCCAAGATTTTTGTTATAAGTCCATGAAGTATTAGTAGTTTTGTTTTTAACGGTAAATTTACCACCATTGTGCTTCATAGTTATCTTCAAATCATGATTTTGTGTTTCAGGATCTACTGTGATATCTCCAGCATTATATACACTGAAAGATGTTTGACCTGTAAAATGATATTGTAATTTTTTTACGGGTAAATTCATGTTCAAAGATAAGAATTCTTTTTCAGTCATTTTATCCGTGTGCAGTCGACTAAACCTTAATCCTGATGGATTATCAAAGGGTATTTCAATAACACAATAATTTGGATCTTCTGGTGGCACGTCAATATTAAATGCTCCAGAACGACAATAACGCACAATATCAGGCTCAACTCCAGTACGCAGTCTAAAGATTCCTTTTTGGGCAAAAACACGATAAATTTCATGCTTAGCTAGTTTATAATCTCGTCGATCTATCCACTGTAACAAGAATCGTGCGGTGACTGTTGTTTGACCATATCGGGAATAGTTCCAGATGTTACCGTCTTGTATCGTATCATCGCGATAGTTATGTAAAAGATTTGGTGCTTCTGATAACCCCAAGAAAGTAAAATGACTAGTAATTTCATTACTAGCCGCCTCATCTTCATCATCAATTTTAATGTATAAAATATTAGCTGCGATTATCAACACCTCCTACAGTCTTTGCTCATTAAGGTATATCTGGTCTCGGCCCATAACCGTATACATTTGGTCTTTATCAAATGCACTAGCTTTAATTGCTGACAATTGAGCAGCACTTAAGCCAAGCATTGTGCCCATTCGATCCACAACTTCCCCCATCTTAACGATCAATTGAGTCATTTGGCTATTATCATCATTACGGTTGCTGTAATTATTAGTTACAACTTTCTGGCTAGTAATACTTGGCTTCATGGAATTCAAAACTGATACAGCATCTGACGTTCCATTCGCATATTGTGGTAAATGTGGGAACAATTTAAGTGTGTCACTAGCTTTAAGAACCTTTGTACCACGTGGAGCATTCATAATTACGTTCCGTCCAAAAGGAATAAAAGGCTGCTGACTAGGAAACTGGACTGCTTCACGAAAGACTGGACCAGGCTGGTCATTGACAATCATCGGTCCACCGATGTGGTAGTTAGTCCCACTTGCGTGATGTTTTCTTGTGATTGTCTCATAGATAGTCTTAACTGTGTGAACTATTGGATCTGTATTATTCCATTCTTTGATTTTATTTATTGCTCCTTGAAGCACCGCACTAGCATGATCATTAGCTTTAGCTATTTTATGCTCTACACCCGTGCCGTTCCACTTAGAAACAGAACCGGTTGCTGAACCAAAAGGACCAGAAGCAGAATCAAAACCATTGGCAGATTTAGAGCCAGCTCCAGTGCCATTCCAACTGAATACACTGCCAGTCGCATTTTTGAATGGACCAGATGCATTATCGAACGCAATAGCATTCTTTGGTTGACCAGGATTAGCCTTTTGCCATTCTTGAATAGCTCTGTTAGCAGCATCAATATTTCCGCTAGCATGATCTTGAGCAACAATTCGTTTTGCAACGCTTGCTGGCATACCACGCCACAATCCGTACTTAGTAATTAAATTTCCAAGCTCTGGACCACCTTTTGCATTAACAATAGCTTGCTGTTGCTTAGGTGTTAACTGATTCCAGCGTCCCATTTGGTTTAAGGCCTGCATAACGTCAGCAGTACCCTTGGTATAAACAAGTGCCTGCTGCTGTTTAAATGTTAAGCTATTCCAGAGTCCAGCTTGGTTAATTGCATCAACTAGCTGTTTTGTCCCCTTAGTATTAACAATCGCTTCTTGTTGCTTAAGAGTTAAGCTATTCCACTTGTCGGTTTTACTTAAAGCGCTAATTAAAGGCCCGGTGGTTTTATCCTTTAAAACGGCTTCTTGCTCTTTCATGGTCAAACTATTCCAAGCCCCTGCTTTAACTAGCGCGTCGGCTAAATCACGACCACCTTTGGACTTAATAATAGCTTCCTGTTCTTTCATAGAAAGTTTGTTCCATTCACCAGATTTTTCTAGCGCTTTTAAAACATTTTGAGTAGCTTCGTCCTTAATATAAAGCTTCTTCTCTTTCCATGACATCTTATTCCATTTGCCATTCTCAATTAAGGCGGCGGCTACCATCTTACCTGCATTAGTAGATAGTTTACCTTGTTTTGCTAGAAGCTTAATTTGATTCCACTTTTTAGAAGAATTAACCGCCTTGTTAACTTCTTCCTGAGCATTAGTACGAACCTTACCAGTTTTTGGGTCGAACACAAGGTTATTCCACATTTTAGCTGCGGATTTAGTTTTTCCATGTAATCCTTCAACAGAAACAGCAAGGCTCTTAACATTGCTTTCAGCATTTTTACTTTCTTTACTAATTTGCTTCATTCCGGCTGAATAACTCAAACCAGCCGCTTGCATATCACGTTTAATTCGATCAGTGTTCTCACCGTTAGCCTTAGCCAAGCGAATATATTCAGCAGAAGCTTTATCAACATAATTATGCAATGTACGATTATTAGCTCTCATACCTGCAGCATATTCATTTTGATTAATGGTTCCGGCCTTTAGTTGCCGTTTTAAACTATTAGCCTGCTTATTATATTCGTTTTGAACATCTTCAGTTTCCTCACGAATACTCCTCAAACGAGTTGAACGTTCTCGACGTGTCATATTAGCAACATCATTATTTAAAACTGCCATAGCCTTCTTGCGTTGACTACTAGTAAGACTCCACATTTTCAACTCATCGTTAAGGATTTGTTGCTGATTATTACGAAGCATCACCCGTTGAGTCTGACTAAGGCTGGCAATATTACCATTTGAAGTTTGCAAAATAGTATTCGCTCGAACCCTTGCTTTATCTGCATCGTCTAGCAGATTATTCATGATTCTTTTTTCATGCTCAGCTTCTTTATCGACAGCCGCCGCAACAGCTGGTGACATATTGCTTTCAGCTTTCTTGACGTTTTCGAGATGCTGTCGAGCATCGTTTTCCATTTGACTAAATTCTTTATCAAAAGAGTCAGACATACTCTTAGTAGAAGTTTTAGCAGCGACATCCATTTGAGTAAGAGCTGATTGAATTCCGTCCGATGTTCCTTTGAATTTAGTTAGGGCATGGTCAGCCGCTGCACCAACATCAGAACCCCATTTACTAGTGCGTGCAGAAGAAGCCGCAGCTTGTTTGCCCCACAGTTCCCAAACGGCCGTTCCAGCAACAATGGCAGCAGTAGCAACGCCAACACCAACTGCAAAAGTGCTCATCGAAAGGCCAGCTACAGATGCTACTTTACCTGTATCAGAGATAGCAGTTTTAGCTGTATTATAGTCAGCACTTGCGCTAGAAACTACTTTACTGGTATCAGAAACCGATTTGCCGAAGTTAGACGTTTCATAAGCTGTTTTAGAAAAGGCAGATTTTAAAACGGCAACTCCAGATGCTCCCGCACGGTATGCTAAAGTAGCACGATTTAATCCACCAACAACTTTTCCAAATCCTAGCGCAGTTTTACCAACGCCACTGGTTAATTTTCCAAGTAATAATAAAACGGGACCAGCTCCGGCAGTAAATGCAACGAAGGAAGTAATTGCCTTTTTAACAGAATCAGGTAATTTACCAAACCCTTGAGCCAATTTAGAAACATCCTGAATTAAGGGAATGATACTTGGCAAAATATTTTTTGCCATATCCATTCCGGCATTAGTTAATGATTCTCGCGCAATAGCAATTTGAGACTTTGCAGAAGTCAAGTTTTTTCGTGATAAATCACCGATATAATCATTTTTAGCTGATTTTTCGACTTCTTTGTTTAACTCATGTAAACGGTTAGCATTTACCGTTAAAATAGCACCAGCCTGTTGACCAGTAGTGCCAAACAAAGCATGGAAGATATCATTCTTCTTGCTACCTGATAAGCCCTTCATATGCTTGTTCAATGTCTCAAAAATTGCTGACATCGACTTCAATTTACCGCTCTTGGTTAAGAAATCTTTAGTCGTCAAATTAATGCTTTGAAGTGCCTTTTTGCCGTTAGCAGTAGGTGTGATTAATGATTGGATTACTTTCCGTAATCCAGTACCTGCCTTATCAGCCTCAAGACCATTATTTGATAAAATACCCATTGCAGATGCTGTTTCAGACAAACTGAATCCGGCTTGGTGAGCAGTTGCACCAACGTATGACATCCCAACACCTAAAGATTGAAAATCGGTTGATGTTGCATCAGCAGCATATGCCAGTTCATTTAATGTCTTTGTTGAACGTCGTTGCATTAAGGCAGCATTCTTTAGTGGCTTACCAGTCTTTGTCGTTGACAGGCCAAACGATTCCATAGTTTGAGCAGCTACCTTAATCACGTCGTTAAAGTCATCTCCAGTTGCTACTGAAGCTTTTAACTCATTCCGCATAACACCAATAGCAGCTTTTGAAGTATAACCACGTTTAACTAAATCTTGGTAACCATTAGCGATTTTAATTTGACTAACACCATACTCATCAGAATATTTACGAGCGTCTTTCAGCATTTGATTGTAGGAATGTTGAGTCTGAGTAGCTGTTTCTCCAGATGTCCGAATAACGTTTTTGGTTCGGTTCATCGCATCTTGAAAATCGACTAACTGCTTTGCTGAATAAGCTAGTCCTGCCGCTATTGGTGCAGTTAAATAGGTTGACATTCCTCGACCAGCATCTTGTATCTTAGAGCCAACCGTTGATGCTACGTTACCAAAGTGTGATGCTCGTGCAGACAATTGACCCCATCTACTAGATTGAGCAGCAATTTCTCGACTGAGGCTTTGCATTCTTCTTTGAAGTGCTTCAACCTGTGCAGAAGTTCGGTTATATTGATTAGCGGCATTAGCACGGGCACGTTCGCTCTTGGTGGTATCATCCATAATCTTTTTGGAATTTTCCATTTGAGCATTATAGTTCATCATTTGACGGGTCATTGTCGAATAAACCTGTCGCATATTATTAATGCCATTAGCACTACCTTTTAACGCCGCTTCTTGGGCTCGTAAAGCACTTGCAGTCGATTTAATTTGTGCTTTTAAAACATTATTTGATGCCTTAAACGGATTAATATCTAAACTAACTGTTGCAGCTAAATGTCCTAATGATTGTGCCATGTTTTACCTCCTTTCTGCTTAGAATAAGAATGGGAATGCTTTGTCAATAGTCGTTGTCTTTTCTTCTAGAACATAATTCATTAATTTCAAGTCACTTAAAGTAAGCTTACTGATTTCATTCCACTTATATCCTGACTCCAACTGGCCTTTAATAAAGTCTGACAGTTGATTGATAGCATCGTCTACCAACTCAGCTGTTATTTTTTTGGGTCTTTACCGTTATCCTTATCTTCTTCGTCAGAAATTGACATTCCTAACGTTTGGGCTACTGCTTCTTCAATAGTATTTAAACCATCAATTGAAGTAACGCCTGCCAAAACGTCCTTTTTAGTAAGACCATTGCCCCAAAATCGAGCGGCAAATTCAGCCAACAATTCAATACGACGTTTGTTTTGAGTATCGCTCGGGAAAGTTTTAGAATCACTATACATTTCAACTTCCTGCCGTTGAACTTTTAATGCATCCATTAAGTTTTCAAGCATCGGAGCTTCAGTTCGTGTATAAGTAGTATCTTTATTCTTTACTTTGACTTTTAATTCTAATGGCATATGTTAGTCCTCCTAGCGTTTCACGTCTCTCGTCTCTGTTAAGTAAGTTATATTATTGGTGATTTACAACATGATCTGAAGTGCTATGTTCAGAATTGGCTGGTGTTGTTACAGCTGCAGTGTCACCAAAGACCTGTTTATGAAAATCTTCGAAAGAAAAGCCTTCAACATCTTCACGACCAATAAGCATAATCGTACCAGTATCAGCGTCACCACGCGGAACAAAATTACCTTCAATTTCATCTGCTTCTGGATCAGGTGCACCATCTTGAGTTTTAGATGAAATACCAGGTAAAGCAAACATTCCTTTAAGTAGCCCAACCCATACATGTTTCCCATTAGAAAGCTTAGTACGGAACATGGTTGCTACGTAATTAGGCGTGAAGTTCTTGGTGTATTTTTCAATACCGTTTGAAATATCAACACCGTACAAGTCATGCTTCATTTGAGAATCAACATCATATAAATTAAGTGTTTCTTTAGCAGCATTGATCCCACCAGAAAGAACAAGATATGGGCCATCGTCAGCAGCTAAAGTCTTTAACTCGTTAGTTAATTCAACTTTAACTTGGCTCAAACCGTTAATCTTTCGTGTCTCGGTAATCTTATCATTAGCATCGAGTACCCCATATTCAAAATTAGAGGCACCGAACTTAGCTAATTTGGCATTTGAAGCTGTCATATCTATTTTTCATTCCTTTCTCTAAACCCTTCAAAGTTAGCAGTTACCATTAAGCAACCGTCTAAATCTGGATCATGATACCGATCTTTGTAGTATCTTTCATATCCATTTTCGTGAAGAGTTTCATAAATTAAATCTTGTAGCTTTTCTAAACTAATCAATTTGTCTTCAGGTAGCCAAAAATCCACTTGAACTCTTGGATACTCAAAAAGGCGAGCATCATCACCATAAATTGCATTATCACCAGTTATTGATGTAACACGAATCCAAGGTGCCGAGCTTGCCTTAATAAAACTGTCGTCAGGAGTATCTGTAAAAATAGGTTCATAATCCAATCGATCTTCTCTGAGATCAGCCATTAATTGGGTTAATTCCTTGTTCCCAGATAAAATATTAGCTACCTCAATTTCAGGTAACATCATAATCTTAAATCCTCAATAAATTTCTGCAGTACTTTTTGTTTAGAGCTTTCTTGTGCACGTTCCACAAAATGTTGTGGACGTTGCTTAGATGTTCCAGAGTTCGGGAAGTGAGCAATCCATCCTTTTTCTTTATCATAACCAACAGGCACTTCATAATCTCCACTACTGGTACGAAGGCCACCCTTTTTAGTATGCTCTTTTAATGGTGTCATGCCAGAATGGTCATTTTTACCAATTGGCGTTACGCCCTTTAACTCTTCTTCAAAAACACTGGCTCCATCTCTGGTTGCTTTCCGTGCTTTTTTATCAACCGTTTTATCTAATTTCTCCAGATTACGAATCAACTCCATTTCACCTGTGACTGGCATTCGGCTTCACCTCTTGGGTTGAAATTTTAGTTAAATCACGCGTTTTGTAGTCTGGATCAATGCCAGTAATCTCATACCTTTTACCACGCCATTCAATTAACCAATTAGATTGAATTTCTTTACGAGTTTTAAAGGCAATCAAGAAAGTAGGTGTCTCTTTACGAAAACCTACTTCAGACCCATTTTGAACAAACTCACGAACAGTTAATTTAGGAACTTCGGCCCAAACAGTAAATTCTTCTTGAGGTTTATTATGAACCTGCTGATGGGTAATTGGGTCAATACCAGATGTGACTGAATAAAAAGTTATTCGTTCAGTCATATTCTTGGTTTTCATCACCAATCACCTCACTTCTTAATTGATTAATAATACCATTAATACCCGATGCAAGTTCAGGTCGGTAACTGTCCGCAGTAATACCGCGCTCATAGTAATCTTCCTTTACCTGCTTCATTACAGCAATCTTGAATCGTGGGTCACTAGCGAATTGCGTAACTGGTTCATTGACATCAATTGCCTTAGCTATAAGTCTTGCGGCTGAATTTGCCATTATGATTAATAGCTCATCATCAAAGTCTTGGTCTACCTTGCAATAGTTTTTGAGATTATCCAAGAACTGCTCATCGCTTGCAAATTGCAATTGTTCAGTCATTACTAATCACCTACTAGCCTTAACAAATCACTCTTCAAAGCATTTGATGGATAACTAATTCCATGTGAATCTAAATAACTCTTGATTTCTTCAACTGTATTAGCATCTGTCGGCTTTGTTACAGCTATACTCGCTCTTGCAGTGGTACCGTTATTGGTTACTCGCTGTTGCACTATGTGTTACAAAGTAACCTGCATTTTTATCAGCTGCTTTTACATCAAAACGAACAACAGCTTGAAGGTATTGACCATAAATATTGTCATCAACCCAACGAACTTGAATATCCTTCCGGTTAGCAAAAAGGACACCGCGCGCAAGATCACCAATAAAGGCATGAGCTTCGCCTGCTGAACCAAACAATTCATCTTCAACAACCGTTACTGGCACACCAAGCAACATCCGAGGTGAACCATCGGTAATTGCTTCATGAAGAAGATATTGACCGTTCTTGTCTTTCAGAGTATCAAGGTATTGGTAAAATGATTGACTTGCGATAATTACCTTGTTGTAAGCAGGATCTAAATCAACGTTCAAAATATGCTTAATGTCATCAACTGATCCACCCGCTACCGCCTTAGCAGTAAATGACTTTAGAACATTAGCAATTGCATAATTGGTCGTATTGACCTTTTGTTCTTGTGCATTATTTGCAACTAAAGAAGTCAAATCAATTGCAGAATCATCAATAGATTCTTGTGACAAAGGAATGGCGCCACGATAAGTAGATACCTTCCAGTCAACTTCTTCGAATTCTGGCTTAGCAAGGTTCGGATTCTTAGCCAATTCTTCCACAGTGTTCATCCGTGCGGTAGCTCGTTTCAATACTGGGTACTTACCAGAAGCGGTAGTTGCTGCGAATTGTGTAACCAACTTAGCTAAGTCCGTTACTGACTTTACTTCATTTTCTGGATTGTAAAGAATTGATTCAGGAATGGTTGGTGCTACATCTGGAGAGGTAATTCCAGCAGTTACATCACGTGTTTCTCGGTGCAAGTACGCATTAAAAGCCCGCTTTTCTTCATCTTCTGTTTCAGAGCCACGCTTATTGCCTTCATGGTCACCACCAGGTGCAGGAGTGCCTTTTTCAGCAGCACGGTACAGCTTAATATCATCTTCCAGGGTTCGTACTTCATCTTCTGCCTTGTCGATGTCTGATCGAAGGGCCTTAGCCTTAGCTAAATCTTCCTCGGTTGCGTCCTCATTAGACAAGAGGTCACGCATTTCTTGAGTTTTTTCGTTAATAACAGCGCGCTTGCCGTCCTTCTTGGCAAGCAATTCGTTCAACTTTTCCTTAAACATTTAATTTCCTCCTTCGAGAGAATCCAATAATTCTTTTCGTTCAAAATCATGTAACATCTTTTTACGTTGTTGTTGAACAGCCTCTTTATTTTGGCTTTCCTTTTGCCGTTTAACCAGATCTATTGACCGCTGACCAACAGTGGCTTCAGTGTCTGGATAAGCTGGAGTAGTAACAACAGAAACGTCATAAAGATGGTCAATTTTACAAATTGTTCGTTCATAATCTACACCATCACGCTCTGAATCAACCCATTCTTGAGCATCATCGTCAGCCGGAACGGTGAAAGCAAAACTGCACTGGTTAATTACACCGGCTTTAATATTGGTAATTAAATCACGTGCAAAACTCGTATCAGTTGGCTTGACGCTAAACTTAAGGCCAACCTTATCAGGAACCAAAGTCAAATTAACTCCTGACCGTCCTAAAACTTGGTTTTGATCATGATTAATAGTCGCCACTACATTAGACATATCAGTATTATCTAATGCACCAGGTGCAATATGCTCAATAAAACGAACAAAGCCACCCAATATTTCGGATGGTTTGTCGTATTTCAGTGCATAACCTTCAATAATCGGTTCAGCATTATCATCAGTTGTCCTCATCTGAATCGGTACTGTCACTTGGCGACTTTCCAAATCGCTTGTCGTCATGGTTCTCACCTCCCTTCACTGGTTTTTGGTATTCTTCCTTCTTGTCAAGAAAGACAGTATTAAGCGTTGATTGAAAACGATCCAAATCAGTATCATCAGATTTAATTAATCCAGCTAATACCCGACCTTCATTAGGAGTAATTACGTTATTAGTGACACCTTTTTGCACATTGTCCATACTCATTCCCGTTTCCTTACGAGTGTCAAACTCAACATGGCAGTTGTGCCGTTGCCGGTCAGACAGCATCGTCATTTCAATGTTGCTGGCAATTGGTTTGAAGTAATAAGGGAGGTCCGAACGAATAAAATCCTCATTCAGCTGTTTGATGGACTGATTAGGGCTATTTACCGCTAATTTGTAAGCGGGAATATGAAGCGCTTTGGCAATCTGTGAAGTTGAGTAATTATTACTATTAATTAATTGCAATACGTTGGTATCAACTTCAATTGGCGAATAATCAAACGTATCATCAGTAACTACAGGGCTCCCAGCGTTACCGTTTTGCTGAGCAAATTCAAAATCTTCACGAATCTTCCGACGCCCTTCTCGTGATAATTTACCTTTTGCTTTTAATAATCCGCCTTTAAATCCCGATCGAAAGAAACGACGCAAGGTCTTAATTCCATCATCTTGTAATCCAATCTCGTCTCCTAAAGACAGTAACGGAGAGCGACCGTGTATACCATCATAAGTAAAGAACATAAAGTGAATAACATCCTCAGCCGGGACAACAATCGTTTGGTTCCTATCTCCATCATTAAGCTGAGTAAACTCATACTTAATATTATTTACATCACTGTCGTCAACATACGTTTGCGAGGTGGGACAGTACCTTAACTCCAATGGTGCTTTTGTGGTCGGGTCACGAATAATTCTAGTAAATCCATCACCGGTCAAAATAGCATTTACTGTCATGATAAATCGCCAATGATAAGCAGATAACATGTCATTAGGATGCTTATTCAAAAGATAATCAACTGATTTTATGTTCTTAACCTCGTTCTTATTATCATCAAGAACAACAATTGGGAAACGAGCTACATTGCTAGCAACGTGAGAAATAGCAGTTAAAACATCAGAGTTCTTCAAGGCACCAATGCCAACGTATGAGCCAAGATTGCTGTAACCAGGAATAATCCCCTGGTCAATATAATCCTGCGCCCAATCTCGTTTTTCGGTTGTATGAAAAAGCATTTAATTTCACCCCCTTTCCCCTGATAAGAAAGCGAGGGCAAATAATTCAAATGACACGATCAATAATCCAATTTTTACGGAAAATAAAAAGCCTGTAACTGCTAAACAGATACAAGCTAATAGGAATAGAATTACTGGTTCATTTAATTTCCAAAACTTCATGTAATCACCTAAAATCCAAAGTCATCATTAAAAATATCATCATCAGTTAGATAATCATCAATATTTTCACGGAAACAAATTGCATAGGCATCAAGTAATGCATCAGCAGCATCAATCTTGTTAGAATACTTATTTTTATCGATTCGTACCCCGTTGTTATCCGATTTCAATATAGCGTTAACGATTGCTCCTGTTAAAATATCATTTTCTGGGTGTCGCACTCGCTTATCAAGGACATCGTCCCTGAATTGTTTAGTGGGCATGGACAGTGTTAATGTGCCTTGCCGAACTGAAATCTGTTGCCATTCAGGATGACCCTTTTCAATTTGAGTAAGTAGCGTCCCATACTGAGCCGGGTCATAGCAGATTGCCTGTACATCAAGGGCATGTTCTTCCACAAAATCGTTCAGCCATTGATAAACTCTATCAACATCAATTACACCACTTTCAAGTTTGGTGATCTCACATTGGCCTTTGTCCTGAAGTTCAATATAATCTAACCGGTCAGCTTTAATCTTGGCTTGTAAACCATATTTGGTACCAACAAACGCATAAGAATCAGCATACCAATAACCATCCTGTGGAATTAACCAACTGATCGCATATAAGTCGGATGATTTACCAACATCAACTCCAAACCACACCCGTTGACCATCAATGTTAATAGGATCAATTTGTGTGGCCTCCCATGTATCAATATCCATATAACTATCCTCTCCAGCTTGACGCCACATATTATAGTTCTTTACCAAGACTGAATTACGAGTACCTTTTTCCTTAGCTTCTTTCCAGCGTTTTTTTAAATAGCCGAAAACCTGATCATGTAATTCTGGAACGCTCAAAATTGGATTAGACTTAATCCACATTGACTCATCATCAACTTCAGCCACATTATCTTGCTCAGCAATATAAGCAAAATATGTGTCATCAGTAATTTCACCATCAAGAATTTTAGATGCATATGGATATTCTTTTGTGTGCATTGGAACGTTCAGGTCGAACCCGGCGGTTGAAATAATCATAATCAGAGAGTTATCAAGTAAGGCTTGACCCGATTCAAGCAACTCCATCATCTCATCAGTTCGACTAGCGGCATACTCATCTAAAATTCCAACATGTGGTTCAAAACCATCAACTGTCCCCGTTTCTTTAGACAAAGAACGTACATATGAATAGTCGTCAAGATTACTAATCAGATCACGCGTAACTTTTGTTCCGCGCTTAGTATCTCCGTCACGTGACCGTAAAGCATTTAATCGCTTCTTAATCATATTAAAAACAATATTAGCTTGTTTCTTATCATTAGCAGTACAGAAAATTTGGCGAGAAAATTCTGGCGAGTTACCCATTAGGAATTCATAAAGAGCAATTCCCGAGATCAGAATAGATTTACCATTTTTACGAGCCATAGATAACATTCCTTTGCGGAATCTTCGTTTGCTATGGTCCTCTTTATGCCACCAACCATACATATTAGCAATAATAAATCGCTGAAAATCAGCTAATGGATAAGAACGCATTGTTTTAGGATCTGGAAGAATCTCCATAAATTTAATAACACGATTTGCTCTGTCGTTATCATAAAAATAAGGAAAATCATCGTTTTCGGCATTTTTCAGGTCATTTAAGTACCTTTTAGCTGCTAAAATCACCTTTTTACCAGCAATTACGTCACCATTAATAACTTTTTCAGCATAATCTTTAGCGTAATTAATCATGAAATACCATACTTCTCACGTAATGACTTATGTTCCTCGTTATTATCTGTCTTAGGCATATTCATTTGTAGACGCGAATTGACTGTTAAGCCGAGGTCTGAAGCTAATCCCTTGATACGCTGAGTAGCCTTATCAATAATTGATAGCTTGCTATCATATTCATCTGGATTAACCGTTTGCTTTATCTCTTCATCTGCTCGCTTATAGATGCTATACCAAGTACAATACATTTCTAATTCGGCACGATCCAAATTTCGTAGAGGCAGTTTCCCAAGTGAGTCAATAATTCTTCGGTACTCTGTCTTTGCTACCTTATCCAAATGGGCTGGTGGTGTTTTCTGTAACTCGGGTAAACCATCCGCAGCTAAGAACTCTGCTTTATATTTTGCTTCCTGTTCAACGACCCGTAGATGGCCCGTTGACTGTGATAATAATTTTTGCTTTCTTGCCAAAATTGCCACCTCCGTGCTATGATGAAATTGCTCATAAATCTTACAGCACCAAGCTTTCACAAGTTTGGCGCTATTTTTGTATACCCACCAAAATCCAAAAAATTGTTGGAATTTATTGTGCAAAAAAGTCGATGCGCGTTCTTCGGTTTCAAAAAATCTAACCCCCGTTAAAATCAGAGGGGGGCTTATCTATTTTTGACCACCCGGTACCCCGCAAAATTAGCGGCCCGAAAATCATTCAGAATTTTCTGAAATGAAATTGATTGTTTACGAGCTTCAAGTCGCCGCTTGCATACAATCGGCTCAGTATCAACCAATATATGATTGATATGATGATAGTTGCTAAGCAATGTATCAATCCTCTTGTCTGGTAATGTCCGAATGATCCAAACATTATTGAATGTCTTTTCTGTCTTGAGCTTTCTTAACATCTGATCAAAGAACAACATAATGTAATCATGAATATCATGATTGCTTTGCTGCATTGGTAAACCAGATAATGAGTGCATTAAAGAATCATAATCATAAATTAGATCATTTTCTGTCATGTGATGTTTTACATATGTTGTTTTACCACTACCAGGTAAACCACACACTATATTAATATCCATGTATCTAGTCATCCCTTTATGATGCTTCATCCATTCACGCTTAGTTTTAATACGATGACATGGCCGACATAACGACTGAAGGTTATCAGCATTTAGTCTGTCTGACCAATCGTCCTTGCTAGGGATGATATGGTCAACCAGTTCTGCATCCATTCCGCAGCGTTGACACAACCCATAATCACGGTCTAACACTTCTTGTCGCTTACGTTTCCAAGCAGTTGATCGATAGAACTTTAAATAATCATTATCAGCTACTTTACGATGATAATTGTATGCTTTGTCGGTATCTTTGCGAACTCGTTCATCATACGATACTAGCACAGGCTTACCACCCATAAACGTCAGCTTGGTTGGTTTCATATCCATCCCCCTTTCATAAATTATGTATGAGTGCAAAATAAAAGACGGTATCTCTACCGCCTTGAATATTTATTTTTAGCCGGCAAGCGTTGACCTGTCGGCTTTTTCTTTTGCTTCATATGTCTGTCAGCTCGGCACAGCATCATGTACTCTTGCTTACTAGCCACCAAGCCGAATCGTTTAGTTTGATACATTTTTCCTCCAAACAAACAAGCCAGCGCTAGGCTGACTTGTTATTTAATACAATTAATAATTAATGTTGAAGCAACAATAACTATCCAAAGATAAAAACAAAGAAATGATAAAAATTTAGTAAATCTTTCCATCATGATGTTTCTCCAAGAAATTAGTATGTCCTCTCAAGGAATTAAATTGTTTATCAAATTCCTGGCACTTTTCAACTCCTTTAAATTGAATTGAGTGTCATCTCTATCTCTCTGCTTGAAGCACTGTTAAACATTAAAAGAGGAGGCTTAACATCTCCTTTAATTGATTGTGCTTCAATATGGAAGGCATAAAACGAGTGAGGTGCCAGTTTCACCTCCAGATATACATTGCCTGCCAATGCTGATGGACGGCCTCGAACCGTCTTTAACTTACGGATTAAAAGTCAATAGTCTGCCAGCTAACTACATCAGCGTAATCAGAACGAATTAATCATCGCACCCGGTCGTAGTTTTCCGCCTACTCCTGTAACGGTGTTACTGTCCTGATAGTTGTAATCTTCTAGCCGTTGAGTTAGATTACGCACTCTTTTGCTGATAACAGCACGGCTACCGTGAGACTAGCAGAGCCGGCTATTTATAACTGTAAATAATCTCTTATTTAGAAAGGAGTAATTCATTTGACATTCATTTCAAGAACCAAGGTTTCACCAAAACATAAGTCTATATTACTAGTCTCAACGTGAATTATGGGACTCGAACCCATCCGTCGGCCGGTTCCGATTCACACACGCTTAACATAGATCCCGAGTTGTGATTATGTACTCGTCTATCCTGTAAGCCAGAGTTCATTTATTTCGAGTAGTTTAAGGACGTGCCCAGGTCACAGCGTATTTGTGTAATTGTGTTCTCATGTAATTATCGAACAATACCATAATACGGCTGTTTTTCAGGTAAAACCGGTCAAATACCGGCAGATTCCGGACAAAAACCGGCAAAAACCGGACAACTTCACTTAAAGATGCGGACTGAAGCATTAGGACACATTAGCGCACCCTCCCACAACGCTTGTTTTTGCAATCGCCTATACTGCCTATCGTCCATATAGGCGTTGTAGTGTTCGTTAATGTAATTCATCGTTCTAATTGCTGACCAGCCCTTAATGAAGCGATGAAGCAAAATGTCGCCTAAAATCTCCTCGTCCTCCCCAACCGTCATCAGATTTTTGCAGCAGTTAATTCGCTCTTGACATTGATATTCAGCTTCAGCGTGATTGACATATCTCTGGTCTGGTTCATGAGGCGTCCCATCGTTCGGTTGTTCGTCCATGCTTAGTGACTTAACCCCAGGAAAGTTTTGCATTGCTTTAAGCTTGTACTTCTTCCACTCTTTCAGATACTTCTTAAATGCTTCCTTTGTGGCTTCTTTATCCAAATTACCAAATACGCTGTCAACCACGCTCTACACCCCTGTCACTTGTGATATAATAGATTTGCTTTAATTTATATCTCAAGGGCGCTCCGTGTGAGCGTCTTTTTGTTTGTATTGTTTATCCTTATTTGATACTATATGGGTACAATATGAGTAAGGAGTGAGTGAAAATGACACAAGCAACTAAGAAACGAGTTCAAGCTCAAATGGATAGTTCCCTTGCAGATGAGGGTAACGCCATTCTAGATCGCCTTGGTATGACACAAAGTTCTGCAATCACAATGTTCTATACTCGGTTAGTTGCCAAGGGCGGTTTACCGTTCTCTACTGAACTTACCGAACGAGAAAAGAATGAATTAGCCATTCAGCAATTAACAGCCGATCTACCTGTTACTGAATTAGATACTCCAGAAAAGATTAAGGAATGGGCCGACAAAGATGACTAAAAATATTGCAACAGCCTATGTTAGGTTCATTCAGACAGCCGGTAGTAAACGCCGTCCAGTCTTTATAATTCGAGAAACCGAAGACCAGATTGTCTTCTTCAACATCACTACTAAGTATCAAAATAAGTCAGATTACGTGAAGCAATGGTATTTTGAAATAGAGGACTATAAGCCAACAGGATTAAATAAACATTCCTGGATTGATACCTTTAAGCCTTATGCAATTTCTAAGAAATCACCAAATAAGATTAAATATATTGGTGAGCTTAGTGATAGTGATACTAGTAGGCTTGTTAATTTCTTACGAAAAATTAAATCAAAACGCTAATTATTTTTCGGTGCAATTTCAGTTGATTTTGCACTGATTTTTTATTTTAATTTGCTTCGCTATCATCTCTGATTATTTCAACAACGTGGCTCGTATTAATCATCAAATCTTCACCGTACTGGATCCAAACATCTTCATGTTTAGGTTTATCTGGTATTTTATTAGATATTTCTTTGAGTTTTGCTCCTGGAACTAATTGTTCCAAACCATTATCAAAATAAAATCTAACGCCCATGACGCTTCATCCTTTCGTGTGTGCTGTCTACTTTAATCGTCGTTACCACTCCCAGCACAAAGCCAAGAGCGCCAGTAACGGTTATTGCTAGTAAATCGTAAATGCTCATTTTCTACCTCTCAAATACTTCAACTCGTAATCGACTGCTTCCGGATAATTAGGACAAAGCCAACTGACAAATGAGCGCCAATACAATATTCTTGGAGGCCAACCAATTGATCTGGACACCTGACGCCATCTTTTTTTGTTGGAAAAGCATCTGACCTTAAAGCTAGCCTTACGCTCTGCTGTATACATCTTCCCTGCGTTAACAGCATCAGGGTGCCGTTTTCGTTGTCTACTCATCTTCCTTTCACCTCTTCAATCTTTGCCTTATTCCAGTCGATAGCGATGTCGTCACGCTGCTTAAACGAGTCAATATCTTGCTTACTAAACTGTGTTCTAGTATCGTCAAATGGATCAAGATCATCAGTGTAAATGCAACCATCATCATCCAAATTCAAATATCCAACATCGGCAGGAAAGACCTGCACAGTGTATTTCTTTTCAGGGAAACGTTCTTTAACAGGGGTTGCTTTTAGTTTAGCAACCGCAGTAATAACTGTTATAAGTTTATTTGGTTCTAAATCAAGATATTTCCAGTTATAACCAATATTTAAGTCTTCTTGATGAGGATTTATACTTAAAAACCAGTCGCCATAATAATTATTTCCTGAAGAATAAATATCAATTCTCATGTTTCTTCGTTTTACATAAGCAACTCGATTAACTATTCCCATAAATTCATCAATCTTCATTTTCATCAATCTCCTAAAATGGCGGTTTTTCATATGTTGACTTAACGTGTTTTAGAATACCGTCAACATACTTGTATTCGTGGAATGTTGGATGTGATTCTCCAAAGTGCCAATAGTAGGCGCTCAAAGGCTTCTCTCCCGGCATTAAATCTGTTTCCCAGCCATAAAGATTAGGTTTAATTTCGTACCATTCACCTTTTGGATAATCTTTACCTACTGGAAACCAGCGATAAGCGCAATAATAGTTACCAGAATATTCACCATTTACGTCAGGTTCACGACTGCCTGCCGGCCAAATTTTTTTAGTTGGTCGAGATCCATACCACTCGCCGTCAATATTTTTCACGATCTTGTGAGGAGTGGCTTTGTAACCTCTAATCGTCTTTGGATATATCATTCTTACCACCCCTCATGCATCTTTCCGGCAATAAACGCTAATACGACAATTAATCCGCTAGGTATCAACGTCCAGCCTCCCACAACGCTCATGGTCACAATCACGATTAACGTAATCGCAAACCACAGAAACGCATATAATACACTATCCATCTTCTCTATCACTCCTAAATTTATCTAAGCTAACGCCAAGTGCATCAGCTATCTTGCAAACATTGCTGAAACTTGGCTCATGACCATTTTTATAATTTTGCAAAGTATTCTGACTAAGTCCCGTTATTTTTGACAAACGGTATGCCGACATTCCCTGCTTATCCATTTCATCTTTTATCTTTTTCCACAACATCTTGTGCCATCTCCACTTGTTATTCATAAATATAGTAGTATAATTACTTTCGCAATTAATAATAAAACTCCTTCTGAATAATTAATTGCTAATTTAACTAGAAGTGAGGTGAACTGTATGGATGATTTAACTCGTAAACTTCAACAAATGAGTAACGGTGCTCAAAGACTTCAGCAAAAACACAGTATCAGTTTCAGCGAAGTTTTCACTGACGAATTCGTCCGAAAATATACTGAATTCAAAACAATGAACGACTTCTTTAATAGTGCTGGAATTCATAGTACTGAAGAGTTTGAAGCATACCCAGACGAAAAGTTAAATAAATTTGTATCCAAGCATACACAATTCAACAACTTTCAAAGTATGTTCAATGAAGCTACTACCTCTTACATTGGCCATCAACTTGGCTTTTAAGTTTTAATTTGAAATCATTGATTTCTTCAAAGGTCTCATTAAGCTGTTCAAGCTGTTTTTTAGCAGTATCGAGCAGCTTTTTTAATTCATCTGCATTTTCTATTTCTAATCGAAAATTCCTCATCATTCAACCTCACTCGCTTTCACTTCAGTTATCCGCTTTGAAGTATGTTCCAACTCCAATGTATAAGTGTTTTGGAGATGATTTACTTCTAAAACATGGTAATATTTGCCGTGATATTTAACCCGGCCACCAAACAAGTATCCTGTTTTTTGAGTACCAGGTTTTAATATTATTTCCGGTTTATCCCACCAAGCATGTCCATTCCAGCTTTTTTTAGCCAAACTTTTGACACGTCCATAAGAAGACACTTGATATTTTCCTTTATATCCTTCGATATCACGCCATTCTTCTTTCATACATGTTCTCCTTTCCAATCTAGATAACCGTAGCCCACTAAACCTTTTTCGGCGGTCACCAGCGCATCTTTTACTGATCTAGCACAACAATGTATGATTTTTCTTTTCATTAACATTTTGTGAAATTGAATTTGGTCTTGTCGAAGTTTCCCATGTTCATTTTTTACTTCTACATAACCCACGCGACCATCACTCCATCGAAAAAAGTAAAGGTCCGGGTGACCACTTGGCACACCGGCCGAGAAGAACCTCCCGTCGGCTGTTCTAACGTTACCGACGTTCACTCGGAACACTGTGCACTTATGCTGCGACAGTGCTACCCGAATGTCATTTTGAATTTTGTGTTCGCTAGTCATACGGATTTATCCACTCCTCACATAACTTACAAACCTCAGTTAATACGTCCGGGTCTGGGTACAGCGTTGTAATTGTGATTGAACGTCGTCGACCATACTTATTAGTCGACACATGAATACCATTGCCATCCGCATCTAACTTAAACAGTCGATAATAGAGTTCCGCGTTGTTCATCATTGAATATCAACTTCTTCCACGCTGTCTACTGCTTTAACAGGAATGATTACCCGGTTGTTCTTTCTCGTATGACCGAGTAAGTAATTACATCCAATGTCACGTAAAGCTCGTTGTATTTCCTGGTAACTTCCCTTAAAGAAATAGGTGTTACCGCCAATTGTGTTAATTCTTATCATTTTGAATACACCACGAATATAGTAGTGTAACCCTCCTTTCGCTTACTCGCCCAAGGGATTAGTTCACTGAATACATGAATACAGTTAATTTCAACTTTCTATAGCACTATATAGTACTTATATATATTTATTTTTTATTATTAAAATAGTGTAGTAGTGTATTCATATACTCATAAACATTGATATAACGGGATTTATGTGAATACACTTAATGTGATTCAAAGTGTGAACTCTGTATTCACTCGGCGATATCCTCGACGGCTGATATTCTTAAACCGTTTCTGTCCCGCTTTCCAATCGCTTCGGTTATCCATTACATACTTAATCTTTTTAGCTAACGACCGATTTTTAACCAAGTTATCTTCGCCTAACTCATGTGCAATTTCAGAGCTTTCAATCCAATCGTCTGACCAAGTACTGAGCACCCGTTCAATTTGGTTTTCGGTTTCGTCAATGTACATAAATGACTTACGATTGTCCTCAATTAGCTTCTGCTGCTCCTTCGTTAATATGAAAGAAAAACCGCTTTTGTATAAGGCAACAGCCTCGCCCCATATATTTGCAACCATGTCATCGTCTAAATCAGTTACTGGATTAGCAATTGCTCTGGTTTTATCTGCCATGTTCGGTAAGAATCGCCGTTCACCGGTCTTGTCCTTCAAATATGTTGACTCATTGGTTGTCCTTGCGATAACGAAATTCTTTGGCCGGCGGATTGTGTGTCTTCCATATGGTGGCCGAAATTCTAACTCTTCGGCTGAAATAAACTTCTTCAAGTTTTCAAAGTCAGAATTATTCGTCGCCGTCATTTCATCATCATTCACGATTAAGGCCCGCAACATATTAGCAAAGTTATCCTTATCCTTAAAATCAGTGAATTGGTCTGTGTACCAACCATGGGCTAGTTTCTTTAACAAGGTTGTTTTACCAACACCCTGACCACCAACTAGGTCGAACACCCAGTCGAACTTGCTAGCCGGTTTATAGGCTTTCATCACCGCACCAACCAGAAATAACTTTGTCTGTAACGTTGTCACTTCACTAGTTGGCACACCCAAGAACGTCGGTAAAAAATCTTTAATCCGTTCTTTGTGGTCCCAATTCTTATAGCACTTTTCCATATAATCTTTGACCGGGTTATAGGGATGGCGATGAGCTTCAACAGTGATTGCCATACTCAGCAATTTTTCTTGAAACATCACATCATAGGTATCTTCAATGTAACGAAGGATCATTGCTGAATAGCTATCATCCATTTGCCCTTTTTCAACGAATAGCGAAGGAATATCTTTAACAACATCAATTGAATAGGCAAACTCGTTATAACGAAAAGTACCGTGAAGTAATGAGTCTTGAGCAAGAATTAACCCAACATTTCTTAAACTATTAGTTTTAGGATTTCCCTGAGTATTTAGCTCAAATGGAATGGGCTTCTGGATAACATTGTTGTCATTCGTCACGCATTGCACCTCCATTCCTTATATCTCGCCTAAGCATTGATTTAAACGTTCGATTCACTTCATCTTCTGGCAGTGGATCGGGCGTGTTTTCATTTGCCATCATCGCTAACTGATAGGCTGCTCTCTGATCAACTCCCCGAAACAAAATCGCGCCAATTAATCCAGCTAGTGTTTTATTCCGAAGCCCCTTGTCACCCAAACCATTAACTAACGTTTCTAACAAATCAGTAGTTGAATTTCTTCCGCGTGGTTTCAGCACTAAATCATCTGGTGATGTTTTCCGATTACTTGCCCGCATTTGATTAATATGCACTACCAGCGACTTAGGAGCAGTTACAATTGCATGCTTATTCAGCCATTTATAACCTTCGCTTGGTGCAACTACAACATAGTTATTCTGATGAGCTTTAATATCAACTCCAGGTAAGTAACCGATTAGTTGGTTAGTTCGCATGTCAGGACGCTTTAAGTAAAATAATTGCTGGCCTCCATGACGTGTTGTCTGAGTTAAAGTTTCCGGAAAATATTCCGCCGGCAATTGCTTAATCGAATTAAACCCGTCAACGTTATTTTCATGGTTTCGGTCAATATCAACGACAAAGAATTTATCTGTCCGGAGAGCAATCTGTGCAAAAGGGTGTTTCTGCCAGATTGCTTTTATTTTGTCTGCCGTTAGTGGGTCACGGTCAGCAAATTTAATTAGTGGATGTTTTCCAGCGATTGGGAGGACACTTAAACCTTTAGCCTGATAAGCCAAGGCATAGTTAACTAAATTTTTCATTTTGACCTCCTAAAAATTAACGGGCTTCCCACCCGAATTGGTGTTAATAGGTCACTGCCTTAAACATTAATTAAAACGGCATCTGGTCATCATCAACTTCTGGCGTTTCTGGCTGTTCAGCTTCCTCAAAGTCATAGTTACGATATGGGTATTCCGGATTTTTCTTATTTGGGCGTACTTTTAACTTCATAATCAATGTTTTGCCAATAGTTCCTTGAAATGCCTTAGCTAAGTTTTCGTAAACCATCGAATCATCATCCCAGGCCTCGTCTGGAATAGTAACCCCTAATACTGCTGCTAGTTTCATTACCATTCGGATATTAGTGTCGAGCATTGGGTTTGGATTACCCTTGGAAGTAACTTCATCTAAACCAATTCGCAAGTATTCGCTACTACCTGCGTGTTCGCCTTCAACAACTTCAAGGACGAAGCTTAATTGTTCTGCTCCCCACGGTGCTGTTGAATCTTCAACTTTAGTCACTGCACAGATATAATCACCACTCGGCAATCCTTCAAACTTATTAACTGAATCCTTCTTAGCATCAAAATCTTTAGCGACGTTGTTCATTGCATCTCGTAAACTCATAATCTATTAACCTTCCTTTACTTTTTGGTTTTTAATTTTGTTGACAATCTCGTTTTGCTGTTTAACAGTGGTGGTCTTCGGCTTGTCGAAGACCCCGTTGACATGTTCCAGTACCCGTAAAATAGCCGGGTCAGTAATATCATCTTTGACATAGTGAATTCGCCGGTCCTTAACCATTCGAATGTATCGGTCACCAAAACGCTTGGTCTCAATTACTAAGTCACAGTTACCGTTAACCACGTTGTAGTATTTCTGCTTCAATGATGGCCGGTCCTCGGTCCGTCCAGATGTTTCATCAGTTAAAGTCATTAACCGACTGATATAAACAGTATTCATTGGTAATCCCTTTAATTCCGTTACAAACGCCTGGAACACTGTATTGAATTGGGCGTACCCCTTTCCAAACGGGACATCCCCTAATGTTTCAACATCGTTGTCGTAACAGATTGCCTGTTCAATCAGCGTAATCACATCATCAATAACGTCAATGACCACTGTCTTGTAACCATGATTTTCTGTTCCTAGTGCGAGAATGATTTCATCAAGCTGGTCAATGACTGACTTCTTGACTGAACCGTCAGGCTTCCGGACATTCTTTAATTGAATGCTAGGAGCTGTGTTCATCTCGGCATTGCCATCAGTGTTTAGGAACAATGGGCTAGGAAAACGCTCAGCTAGATATGATTTCCCTGACATCGTATCCCCGTAAATAAAATAATTTCGTGGAATTCTCCGGGCCTTCTGTGGCTTATTCTCTGGCAAAACACTCATATAGATTCCTCACTTTCTAATTAATCCACGCTGTTTAGCGTAGTGGTATATCCAGCCGGGCTTATACCCCTTTAACTTGGCGTATACTTGAATTTCTTTGAGATTTTTTAATTCACTTGGTCGTTTATCAGCAACATTTTTCATCATGGCTGATTTTTCCAATTGCTTAACTACTGCTAAGCGTGACCGCGTTACTTTCTTCAACTTAACGTTATCTACTACTTCTAATTCTTTTTCCTGTCCTAATAGCATTCCACAATATGGGCAGGTATCACCCTTGCGGTAGAAAGAGGCAAAGCAACGTGGGCAGACCGTTACAGGTTTAATCACGGTACCTGAAGCTGCTCGTTTATTGCTCTTGCTAACCCCATTCAGTGACCAATGTCTTTCATCAGTTGGTAAGCCGAACCGTTCTACATTTCCCACGTGGTCAATAATGACTGCCGTCTTACCTTGCCGTGGGTTCATCGACCGCATTGCGAATTGTAAGTACAGCGACAACGACTGCGTTGGTCGTAGCATAATTACACAATCAACGTTCGGTAGGTCCAGTCCCTCAGTGAATAACTCTGCATTAGTGACAATCTTGATCTTCCCTGCACGGTAGTCTTCAATAATCTTTTTGCGCTCTTCCTTAGGCGTTTTTCCGGAGACTGCACGGGCAGTAATACCACGGCCATTAAACGCTCGGGCCAACCGAATTGCACTATTAACGTTGTAAGTATATGCGATTGCTTGTTTTCCTTTGGCTAACTGATAATAATGCTTAACTGCGTTCCCATAAATTTTTGGCTTTAAGGCTTCCTTGATTGAATCTTCGCTATAATCGCCCGTGGATTTCGTCCTTAGCTTACTAATATCGATTTGCGAAGGAGCATAATAGTCCACTGGTGCTAAGAAATGATGGTCAATTAACCAAGGTACTGATTTACCAGTGATTAATTCGTCTGCAATCTCAGTAAAGCCCTTGCCATTCAAGCGATATGGTGTAGCAGTAAACAGTAGCTTATAAGCTTCCGGAAATGCCTTTAAGATTCGCTGATAGGACTGTGCTAACGCATGATGGGCCTCATCAACAAAAATAATTTGTGGCGGGTCCAAGTCAGCAACGTGGCGAGTAATTGTTTGAACCATGCCGATTTTAGCGAGGTTCATATCTACCCCATCAGCTTGAAAAGTCCTAATCACTTGCTGAACAATTTCCTGACGATGAACTACAAATAATATCCGGTTTCCCTTAGCTGTCGCTCGCCTGGCAATATCAGCCATAATGACGGTCTTGCCAGTACGAGGGAGGTTGCTGAACCATGATGGAACGATGACCATTTTGAATAGAATGGTAAATGTTATCAACTGTTTCTTGCTGATAATCTCTTAGTTCAAACAACTAAACCACCTCCCAGCGAAATCCTTTTAATAAGGTTTTATGCTTTATTGCATAGGAAATACTTTGACGCGGTATTCCGGTTGCTTTTTCGGCATCATGGAGGGTGAAATAGTTGTCTTCTTTACCATTAGGGGCTATCCGTTTTATATGAATACCAAATTTTTCACGATTCCGTTGAATTCGAGTTCCGTAATTCACATTTTCCTTATTAGTCATCCATTCAAGATTTAACACAGTATTGTTTAAAGGATTTTCGTCTTTATGATTAACAGTACTTTTATGATTGGGGTTGGGGATAAATGTTTTTGCAATTATTTGGTGTAGCTTCTCTTTCCTACATCTTCCATTTTTAAACATTTCAACTTTTAAGTAACCGGTCGTATCAACCCACGGTGATAAAATCCGTCCTTCAATTTTTATTGGGACGTGCTTCCTCCCTTTGTATGCAATCCGATCTAAACTTCTGACATAGCCAAAACATGAAGCCTGATATAATCCCTCATATCCAGGAATGTCTTTCCAAACCTCTTTCATGCATCACGTTCCTCGTCAGTTGGATCAACAATTTCAACATGTTTCAATCCATACCATAAGAACTTCATGATGATTCTTGCCATTGAAACATGAGTCTCTTTACTTAAATCTTTAATTTTAGCGTGAAGTTCTGCATCAATGTAGCAAGGTTTGAAACCGTGGGATTCGTGCTGCTTTTCAATAATTAATTTTGGTTTATCCATAATGAAGCCTCCTATTTAATCACCGTGTTGCGATTAGTTTTTAAATGTGCTCCGGGTACCTCTTTACCAGTTTTCAACGCCCGATAAACAATTGGTTTCTCAATATCGTACATCCCTTCATATTTAGCATAATTACGGTATTCAGCCGGGATTTTATCTGAATCATCAATCACAACTGAAGCCTTAAAATTCCGCACACTTAATAAATGATTTTCAGTGTCAAACCGTTTAATACCTGCATCATCAAGTACATCAGTCATGTATCGCTTAATCCATTGCAACTTGTTCTTGCGATAAGTAATTTCATCACGCCATGTTCGTTGCTTTTCGTCAATAAAGTTAATTTCAGACTTTAACTTATCGGCCCATGTAGCTAGGTTTTCTAGCTTTTCCTTTCGGGTGTCATCAATGGCGTCTAGCGTATCTTTTAAGACAGTTGGGTCTAAATCATCACGTTGAGATAATTCACGAAATTCATCGTTAAGTTCAAATAAATTACTCATTAATTAATCCTCCTGAAAGATTTTATCTAAAATTCTTTTGAGTGTTTTTTTCATTAATTCCGGGTGATAGGTTAGATATGCCACTAGCATCTTTGCGATCTGGTCAGTTGAACCATGACTCGATGCATTAAATTGCGTTTCGTTATTAGGGATAGTAGTTAAACTAATTCTTGCAGCTTTCACGATGGCTACTTCCATAGACATTTTTAGTATTAGTTCCAAGGCGTTCAGCAATTACTCGCAAGGCGTTAGCCTGGTTTTCCATCTGTGCTACTAACCACATCCGACGTTCGCCGGATCCAGCCTTTTCATACTGACGAGATAAGTCGGCAATGTAAGTAGCTTTATCACTAATCATTTTGTTAAAATCATTTAATTCATTCATGTGTTATAATCTTCCTTGTAAGTAATTTATTTTTGTTTATTGTCATCGGCGTCACCAGCGCCGGTGACTTTTTTTGTTGGGTATGGTGTGATAGCTTCAGCTAAATCGTGAGCAATAAATGGTAACCAGATAACAAAGGTCCAGCTCATCGCAATTTCCATTCCTTCACGATAAAAAATAGTCATTAAGCATCCACAGCCTGCATAAAAAAGTCCCTTAATAAATTGCATTTATCTCACCTCCCTATCGTGGTAAAGATTGTTTCCAATTAATTTCCGACTGATGTTCAAACACCCAATCAATAGCTTTGGGATCAATTTTGGTTGGGTGACCAGATCCGGCATTAACGTTGATTACCATGTTCTCCAGTGGTTTTAACGGAAGAATGAACATTCTTATCCATTCCTTATCCTTCTTCACAGGTAACTTTTTAGTGAATTCTGGAAGAGACATCCACTGAAAAATCTGTGGTTGCTTTGGCTCCTCTGGAACTAAATAAGGTTTCAACATCTTTGCGATTTCCGCCCGATCTTTAGGTGGCGTTTCTCTTACAAGTTCAAGCAGTGCGCTCATTTGATCACTTCCTTTCTTTGCTATAATTGAGTCATCTCCTTGCGAAAGGAGGTGAATACTATGGATAATCCATCCAACAAGCAGATTGCTCATGATATGGCTATGGCTTTTGTGCAAGCAGATTTAAATGAGATGACAGGAAACCAAAGACAAGAAGAACTGTTACTCATTAATAGAAACGCTAAAGTAGGTAAAGCTAAAAGCACAACAATCATGACAAATTATCAGCATGCTTACTCTACGATTCGTCAATATCTCGATAGCGTCGACCCTGCTCTCTAATATCAAAGGGTGGGAACCGTTGACGTAAGTAAGCTGTATCTGCCTTAATTTCTTGAAGCTGCTCTTTGCTACCACCAATAGCACTGAGCAGTTTTTCTATTTCATCAGGTGTACCTGTGACTTTAATTTCCATTTTCATTCCACCACTGTTCCTCTTATAGTTCATGATTCGTGAACTAATTTTCTAAAAAAATATTTAGGTATTTCTGAATACTTAATTTTAAGTAACTTAGCCGCTCTAGCGATCTCTGTATTTTTCCAAGTAACTCTATTATTAAGTTTTAGTGAAATACTTCGTTCAGATAATCCCATCGCCATAGCAAAATTAAGTTGTGTTCCAAAAATTTCAACAATTCGACCGTTCAATTTTGAGTAGTCAAATTTCATAGCCATTCCTCCTTTTTTGTTCACGTTTCATGAACTTTACGATTATTATAATAATATGACTTTTTATCTTTGTCAACACAGAAGTTCATAAATCATGAATTTTTTGTGTTGAACTTATGTTCAATCAACTTTATAATGAAACTATATTAAGCAAAAGGAGAACGGACATGAAAAATACTACCGCTGAACGGTTGAAGCAGTTAATGTCCGAAAGAAATCTGAAACAGGTAGATATATTAAATATGTCTAAACCTTTTCAGAAGTCTTTAGACATTAGCATGGGGAAAAGTACTTTATCTCAATATGTTAGTGGAAAGCAATCACCTGACCAACCACGTCTTTATTTACTAGCTAAAACATTAAATGTTAGTGAACCATGGCTGATGGGTTTCGATGTAGATAGGAGCCGAAAACTTGAAGATAAATTAGAATCCTCTGATATTTCTTCAACTAAACTTATTGGGATTTATGATCAGCTTAACGCAGATCGTAAACGCAATGTCTACCACTACGCAACCGACCAATTGAGTAAGCAAAAAGACGCCTACTACTCCACGATCGGTGAGAACAAGCACATTGTTTACATATATGGAGCTGTATCTGCTGGTACTGGAGAATATATACCCCAAGATGATGATAAGCCGGAAAAAGCTATCGTTGAGGGCGTAGTTCCTGATCATGATTTTGCGGTCCGCGTTAACGGTGATTCAATGGAACCAGTATTCAATAATGGTCAAATCATTTATGTTAACAAGCTAGAGAATTCAGAAGTTCGTAACAACCAATTCGTTATTGCAGAAGTCGATGGCGATTTCTTTATAAAGAAATTAAGCCTTGAAAATGGGAATGTGCAACTCATTTCATTAAACAAGAAGTATCCGAACATTATTATTCACGAGTATAACGATTTTGCTATTCGTGGCGTTGTAATTATTTAAGGTCATACAGGAGTTTATTATGTATAAGGTCACTACTGATAACCATGAAGATACAGTTAAAAATTTTATAGTTGAATTACAGAATTGGGTTGAAAGGGAGGACTTATACGGAGGACTGACAAATCAAGATATTCTTGAATATCACTATGACGAAGAAGTTTATCAGTTTGGTCAATCCCCGCTTAGCTCTTATGACGTAAAAACTTTAATTACTTATAAAAATAATCATTATCAAGTAACCCTTCAGTTTCGTAATGGTAAGACTTTTAATATAGGAACTATTACGGATGATGGACAACTAAATGAGCATCTTTCAAAAAGTAATTGTGAGCCACGAATCTTTATTCTTGGTGGTCGATATAAAAGAGTTGTTGTTGATAAAGAGGGATCCGATCATATTAAAAGTTTCAGGAAGCCATATGAATTTCAAATTAAATTTATGGAAATGTCAATACCTACTGATGTAACTTACACAGGAGATATAACTTCACAAGAAATGTTAGAACATGATAAGTGGACTAATATAAGTCAGAAAACTGAAAGTTTTGGCAATACTATGGAGGATGTTGGGAATGGTATAGCCGGTTGTGGCTGTATACTATTTTGCATTATTGGACTAATTATTTTCATTCCACTATTAATAGTTATTATTTCAAATATTTAAACTAAAAAAGCCCACGCGCGGTGGGCGGAAGGATGTGATGAAATGAACATTGACCCAAATCAAATTGAAATTTATAAAAAGTTGATTCCTAAATCAACATTGGAACTTCTCCTTAATCCCCTTGCGAAAGGTATCGGTTATACAACCGCTGGTCTTTTCTATGCTGTATTTGGGAAAATAGCAAAATACGGGGCAGCCAATGAAAAAGAGATAAATGATTTACTTGATAGAACAGCAAAAAAACTAGATAAAATTCCAAAGTCAAAACAGACAACTAATAATAAAGGACTGATGTTAAAAGGCTTTGAAGATTCTCGTTATTCGTTAAACGACGAATTGATGAGAGAATATTTTTCAACCTTAATAGCAAAAGCTGCTAATAAGGATTATAAAGATAAAATATCTCCAAATTTTTCAACTATACTTAGTAATCTATCCCCTAGCGATGCTCAATTCTTGAGATTATTCAAAAAAACACTATGAAGAAGCTCCGGGTCTAACAGTAACTCCGCCCTATTATATAGCAGACGGTCTTCCGCTTGGAAGAGTTGTTTATTTGAATAAAGCAAGACCACTTCATTATTCTGTAAATAGGTCTGACTTAGTCTTAAATAAAGAAAAAATTATAAGTTATTCAAAAGAAATTGATAGTTGTGAATCCTTCGGAATTATGAAAAGAAATTATAACCTTTACGATAGAAGATATATAAAGCAGTTTGAAGAAATGAAAAAATTATCAAATCTTAACTATGATAGAAAACTCTTAAAAGGAGAAATACCAAATCATATTGTTATTAGTACTAATGGTGATCAACCTTTTAATGATGTGGAATTCCATAGAGGAATGATAAACCTCACACAAATGGGTAAGACTTTCTTACAAATTGTTCTTATGTAAATAACTTGTTATTTCTTTTAATTTCATCTTTTTATCAAATCGTTGCTCGGTTTGAGCCAAAAACTTTGTAAAAAAATCAGACATTATTCTCATTGCAAAAACTGTTATCAATGAACTTAATATTACACTAATAATTACTGATATCATAATTATTCTAATCATATATTACACCTCGAACACTAGTTTATTTAATTGTAACAAAATATAGCCAAATATAGAACCGGTCGATTGGCCGGTTTAAATAGCACTTCAACCAGAACATATGTACGAAAGGAGAATTATTATGGCAACTTATTTTAAGCGTGGTAAAACATGGTCAACAAAAGTCCGCTGGTACGACAGTGATGGTAAACGTCATTCTAAATCCAAGTCGGGTTTTTCCACTAAACTCCTTGCTAAGCAATGGGCGGTTGATCAAGAAAACAAATTAAACAAGGGCGTACAAATCGCTAAAGAAATTAGCTTGGTCGATTACTACAATAACTGGGTTAATACCTACAAAAAAGATAAACTATCAGCAATTACACTTGACCGTTACAAATACACTGGTGAAGCTCTCAAAGAGTTTTTTCACGATGACAAGATAAAATCAATTAACCGTGTGAAGTACCAAGAATTTATCAATCGATATGGCTCTACTCACGCCCCTACCACAGTTAAAAAGGTTAATTCAATTATTCGTGCCTGTGTTAAGTCAGCAATCCTAGACGATTATTTATATAAAGACTTTACTCAGCGAGTAGAGTTAACTGCTAATAAAGATAAGGTCTTAAAAGTTGACTATTTGAATCTCAAAGAAATTCATCAATTGCTAAGCGCTACAACTGATAAGATTGAACATCGTCCTGGATTTACTAGTCGTTTTATGATCGTTACTGCTATTTACACTGGTATGCGATTGTCTGAAATTCAGGCCCTAACTTGGAATGATATTGATTGGTTAAACCAGACAATAAACATTAACAAATCATGGGACGCAAAAACTCATGATTTTAAACCGACCAAAACTGAATCAAGCAATCGAAAAATTAAAGTTAATCCTGAGTTACTCCATTATTTGAAAATCCTTCAAAATAATCGACAATCCAATTTAGTATTTATGAATCAATATGGATCGATCCCAACCTCCAATGCAGTCAATAAAATGCTCAGGAACCTCTTAGAGAGCTTAAACATTAATCGACGTAATTTCCACTTTCATTCACTTAGACATAGCCATGTGGCTCTCCTATTGGCAAATGGGATAGATATATATGCAATCAGCAAGCGATTAGGTCACAGTAATATTTCTATAACCGCTAACACGTATGCTTATTTAATTGATGAGTACAAATCAAAAACCGATAAACAGATTATTAACGCCTTATCGAACATATAAAAAATGGGACCCAAACGGGACCCATTCTCACAAATCTTCACCATTTTATACAATTCCTTTAAAATCAAAAAATCACCGTCAACCCTTTATTATCAAGGATTAACGGTGATTTTACTATTCTTCACAACTCTCTACAATTCTTAAAAAATGCCCCAAACAGG